TAATCCTGATACCATTGACATTTCACTAATTATTTCTGGTCCTGCTGATACTACAGTTGCAGGTCATCTAATTGGTAATATTGCAGAAATTCGTAAAGATTGTATCGTACTATTATCACCAGAAAAAACTGATGTAGTCGATAATGTTGGTAGTGAAGAAGCTGATGTTATTGCTTATCGTAATAGCTTAACTTCATCTTCTTATGCTATTCTAGATTCTGGTTGGAAATATCAATACGATAAGTATAATGATGTTTATCGTTGGCTACCATTGAATGCTGATATTGCTGGTCTTTGTGCTCGTACTGATAATGAACGTGATCCTTGGTTCTCACCAGCCGGATTAAATCGTGGTATCATCAAGAATTGTGTGAAACTCGCTTGGAATCCTAGTAAAGCTAATCGTGATTCACTTTACATGAAGGGTATTAATCCAGTAGTTACTTTCCAAGGAGAAGGTACACTTCTTTATGGTGATAAAACACTATTAACTAGACCTTCAGCTTTTGATCGAATTAATGTTCGTAGACTCTTTATTGTTCTTGAAAAAGCTATCTCTAAAGCTTCTCGATATTCTCTATTCGAATTTAATGATCAATTTACCCGTGCCCAATTCGTTAATCTAGTAGAACCCTATCTTCGTGATGTACAAGGTCGTCGTGGTATTACTGATTTCCGTGTTGTCTGTGATGAAACTAATAATACTCCAGAAGTTATTGATCGTAACGAATTTGTTGGTTCCATCTATCTGAAACCTTCCCGTGTTATCAATGGTATTATTCTACAATTTGTTGCTACAAGAACTGGTGTAGAATTCTCCGAAATTGTTGGCAAAGCCTAATTTATTGTGATGTAATAGCTGGGAGTAGTTGAAAATATATTACTCCCAGCTACTAAGGTTTAACTACTAAATAATACAAATATTCGAATTTAGAGGAACAAAAAATGTCTTTTTCAGTCAACGAATTTAGATCTCAATTAATTGGTGATGGTGCTCGTCCCAATTTATTTGAAGTTTCTATGCCTTTCCCTGGGTTTTCTTCACCAGAAAATGCCCAAGAAAAATTAACTTTTATGTGCAAAACCGCACAACTTCCGGGTTCAACTATCGGTGTCGTTCCACTGCAATATTTCGGTCGTGAACTGAAATTTGCTGGCAATCGTACCTTTACCGATTGGACTGTTACAATTATTAATGATGAGGATTTTGTCGTTCGTAATGCTTTCGAACGCTGGATGCAAGCAATTAATAGTCATACCCTAAATCTCCGTAATCCAGGTGCCCTACCATCTATTAATTATACGGTAGATGCTAATGTTACCCAATTCGGCAAAGTCGGTAATATTATTAAGAAGTATAAATTTATCGGTCTATTCCCTTCTGATATTACTCCTATCGATGTAGATTGGGGTGCTAATGATACTATTGAGGAATTCTCAGTTAATCTTAGCTATCAATGGTGGACCGCAATCGAAGATGGTATCGTATAAAATCCTTGAATTTTTCATCATGCTCGGAGATTCTTAATGATTAAACTGTTTGGTTTCAAAATTGGTAAAGATGATGTTATGGAAGTGGAAGATCCTAACCAAAGATCTTTCACTCTCCCTAATGAAGCTCTAGATGATGGCGCAGTTACCGTTACCCAAAATGCCTACTTCGGAACCTATGTAGATCTAGAAGGCTCTGTCCGTAATGAATTAGAACTTATTACCAGATACCGCGAAATGGCTAATCATCCAGAACTGGAAGCAGCTATCGATGATATCGTTAATGAAGCTATTACCCATGAAGATGATGGTACAGTTGTCGATATCAATCTAGATAAATTGAAATTACCAGATAATATCAAAAAGAAAATCCATGAGGAATTCTATACTATCCTCAAATTACTCAATTTCTCTAATCTAGCTGATGATCTGTTTAAAAGATGGTATATAGATGGCCGAATCTATTTCCATATCCTAGTCAATGATAAAAATCCAAAAGAAGGTATCCAAGAACTTCGCTATATAGACCCCAGAAAAATTAGAAAAATTAGAGAAATTAATAAAGATCGTGACCCAATTACCGGCGCTAATGTTATTAAATCAATGGCAGAATACTATATCTATAATGATAAAGGTACTTCTACCCAAACATATACCGCAGGTACTACTCAGGGCGTAAAAATAGCTCCAGATTCTATTATTAATGTTAATTCTGGCCTAATGGATGCTAAAAATACTTTTGTTATTAGTTATTTACATAAATGTATTCGCACTTTAAATATGCTCCGTATGATTGAAGATGCTATTGTTGTTTATCGTGTTTGTTTAGTTGGGGAAACTAGAGTAAAAACAAATAACGGATACAAATACATTAAAGATATTTCTCCCGGAGATATTGTTTATTCATTTAATGCTAATGGAATTTTTGAAGCTCCAGTGAAATCTGTTTGGTCAAATGGAGTTAAAGATGTATTCACAGTAAAATCAAAACATCATTCCATCACTGGAACAGCAAATCATCCGATATTGGTATTTGATAAAAATACCAATATTGTTGAATATGTGGACATCGATAAATTAGATATTAGAAAACATCAATTTGTCTGGGAAACCACTTCAAGCAATGAAAAAATTCCTATTCCAAAAATTCATAATGATGCGATAAAATTATTAAATCATAATATTTGGGCTGATTATGTTATTGATAACAAAGATGATATTCTTAGAAATTTAGCTACCAAATTGAATATTAAATTTTCTTCTGTTAGGAATTTCTTATATGGTCAACAATACTTAAATAAATCTGATGCAGAAAAAATAATTAATGAATTTAATTTCTCAGAAGAACCAAAATTTGATCAAAAAATCGAAGGGTTTTGTACAAATTTAACAAATCTACCAAAATTTGTTGACACCACTTTTGCTAGATTATTTGGATTTTTGATTGGCGATGGTACTGTTCGCAAAAATGGTATTACTTTTGCTGAAGGAACCCATGAAGATGTTAATAAATTTTATAGTGAAGTATTAAAGGAATATTTTGGCAATTGCAAAAAACATCCCACCAAAAGAAAATTTGGTAATTATACTACAAATTCCACATTAGGTGCTGATATCCTTAGAGAAATGGGTTGGATTACTGGCGCTAAAAATAAAAGAATTCCAGATTGGGTCTTCAAAGCATCTGATGATATCAAAAAGGAATTCATTTTGGGTCTTTCTGATGCTGACGGTGCAGAAAAATATAACCCAATTACTGATTTGTGGTCTTCTGAAATTGTATTATGTAACAAAAAATTAGTTGAAGATATTAAAGAAATTTGGACTTCTTTGGGATATGCTTCTGGTCACATCAGATATTCAAAAAGATTGTCTGAGATTAGAATTGTTGGTGATGAAACTGAACCAAGAGTTATGCCCGAAACAGAATCTTGGGCAGTATATATTTCTAATAGACCCATACAAAGATTTGAAAAAATTATTTCTATTGAGAGTGCTGGTCAAGAAGAAGTATTTGATATGGAGGTTGATTCTGAAAAGCACAATTTTGTTGCTAATGGAATTGTGGTACATAACTCTAGGGCACCGGAACGAAGGGTATTCTATATTGATGTTGGTAATCTACCAAAAGGAAAAGCTGAACAATATCTCCGTGATGTTATGGTCAAATATCGTAATAAAATGGTCTATGATCCACAATCAGGATCAATGAGAAATGATATAAAACATATTTCCATGCTAGAAGACTATTTTTTGCCCAGGCGCGAAGGTTCGCGTGGGACAGAGATAACTACTCTTCCCGCCGGTTGTCTATCTATGGATACAAAAATTCCATTATTGGACGGTAGAGAATTAACAATTACTGAAATTTCAAATGAATTAGAAACAAATAAAGATTTGTGGTCGTATTCGTGTGATCCCATAACGGGCGAATTTGCTCCAGGTTTAATTTCTTGGGCTGGTGTTACACAAGAATCAGCTAAAGTAATGAAAATAACCTTTGATAATGATGAATCTGTTGTTTGTACATTAGATCACAAGTTCCCAGTTTGGAATAAAGGTTTTGTTGAAGCAAAAGATTTGGTAATTTCAGAATCTATGATTCCGTTTTATACAAAAAAACAAAACATTAATAGAACTTCTCCATACAAATACCAACAAATTTTTGAAAACAAAACTAAAGAATGGAAATTTACACATAGATTAGTTTCTACGTGGAAAGATTCTGTTGGTTTAGAAAATGAATATTTTTTTGATGAATCTTTTAGATCTGCAAAAAAAGCTACTGTTCACCACAAAAATGGAAAATTAAACAATAATCCAAATTGTTTGGTTAGAATGCACTTTAAAGATCATATTATGTATCATGGGAGTTTAACGAAAAATTTTGAAGATGACCACTTCATTAAAATGAATAAACTTGCTAATGAATCTAGGTGGAATTCTGAAGAATCAAAACATAATAGAAAAAAACTTTCAGAAAGTCAGACTATTATATATCCACAAGAAACACAAGAACTGATTGAATTTTGTGCAAAAAATAATTTATCTAAAGCGAATTCTGTAGAGTTTTTGAACAAAAATATAGATGTTTTGGCTTGGCAAAATATTAATGAAGATAAGAGGATTAAAAATAGAGAAATCATTAATGGTTTTATTTTTAAAGATCTAACTAGATTTTCTAATAGAAATGGATTTGTTGGTTGGACTGAATATAGGGAATTTTATAATCCAAAACCAAAACTAGAAGAAAAGGTTCCATATAATCCTGGAGAAATGAACAAAATAAAATATCCAGATTATTTTCAGGATCTTATTAAAGAATGTGCTACCTTAAACTTAAACACAAAAAAATCAATTGATTATATCAGCAATAAAATCAACTATGATGAATGGGAATTGATAAATTCTGATTTACGGTTAGTTAAAAGACCCAGCTTAGATAAATTTTCTGAAAAGGATTTCTATAGATTTTTACATAATGCTGGATTTAATAATTGGAAAGTATATAAAGATACATTATCACACACAAATCATAAAATTGTTAAAATTGAATATCTTGATGAACCAATTAGCGTTGGAACATTAACAATTGATGTTGATGAAATTTATCATAATTACCATACTTTTGCATTATCTTGTGGAGTTTACACAAAAAACAGTAATCTTGGTGAGACTGGTGATGTCGATTACTTCAAGAAGAAGTTATTACAGGCATTAAATGTCCCATATTCTCGAATGGAACCTGATGGTGGTGGATTCGCATCGATGGGTAAATCTGCTGAGATTACTCGGGATGAATTAAAGTTTGCCAAATTCATCACTCGATTACGCAATAAATTTTCGCAGATATTTGATCATGCTTTACGGGTACAGTTATCATTAAAGGGCATTTGTTCATTGGAAGAATGGGATGATTTCAAGGAAGATATTTATTTTGATTTTCGTAAAGACAATAATTTCACTGAATTGCGGGAATCGGAATTAATTAGGGAGCGATTAATCACTTTACAGCAAGTTGATCCATACATTGGTAGATATTTTTCTCAGACATGGATAAAGAAGAATGTATTGCGAATGAGTGATGAAGAGATTGCTGACATGGATAAAGAGATGGAGAAGGACGGTTCATTAGAGATTATGCAGCAACAGATTGATGCTCAGAATCCAGGAATGCAACAACCACCGGAACCCATAGATAATACTTATGATCGAGATGCTATAGAATCTATGACTCCACATTTAGATAAGCAAGTATCCAATTTTCCTAAATAGAATAAACTTAAAATTTACAGGGACAACAAAAAATGTCTGATATCAATCAATTAATTGAGCAAATTGTTACTGGTGAGAATGCTGCTGCCAAAGATACTTTTGATGCTATGATTTCCGAAAGAGCATTAGGATATCTAGAAGAATATAAAAAACAGATGTCTGAAACTCTTTTTGGTGAAGCTAAGAAAGAAACTGAAAAGGAATCTGATGAGGAAGATGAGGAAGATGAAGACGAAGAAGATGATGAAGAAGAGGATAAAAAGGAAGATAAGAAAGTAGTTAAGGAAGACATTAATCCACGATCAGTTATTCTCAATAAAGTTCGTGCTCGCATTGGTATGTGATGAAATCTCTAGAAGATTTTAGAAACAATGTCACCATGGAAGGTGATGTTGCTACAACTGATTTCAAGGTAGTTGCTAATACTGATGGAACTACTAGAAAAGTCAGAAAGGGACGATTATCTTTTAGTAAAGATTTATATCCAAAATACATTGGTGTTCCTCCTGCTGTTGGTGAACTTGATCCGACACTAGCTAAGGAATCATTAACAGAAGCTAAAAAAGATAAAACTGAGCCACCTTTTGTTTTAGTATTGAAACGACAAGGGATTAGATATTATCCAAATAATACCAAGATTGCTTTATATTATTCAGATAAAATCAAGCAGCATTTTTCTGTTCCTTATTCTGATAATGGATATGGTTCACCTATTCAATCAGAAGAAGAATTAACTCCGGCTATGATTACTTTATATGAATCTTTAACTGATATAAATAAAGAGAAGATGTTGAAATCATTAGTTACTAATTTTGAAAAGATTAAAGAATTTGCTGAGAATTGGTTTAATGCTAACATTTAAGCAATTTATTGAAGAAGCGGTAAATCCTAACCGAATTACTCAAGGTAGAATTATTAGGATTAGACGGAGAGTTCGGAGAAATTCTAAAGGTAGAATTGTTGTACAAAAAAACATTAGGCGATCTAAGATACCTGGATATCGGGTATCTGGATCTACAGTTAGAAGAATTCCGACAATAGAAAGAATTCGCAGACAAAGATTGTTAAAGAGATCCTGGAAAACCACCAGAAGAGCTAAATTAAGACGATCTTTGATGAAAAGAAGAATGTCCATGCAAAGAAGAAGATCAATGGGATTACGATAAATGAGTGCATCTAGAATTAAATATATCACACAAGAATTTGGTATTAGTTCATCAAATTGGGCTAATAATGTTTATACAGCCAATACTGTAACTAATCATAGTTTATTTGCTAATGTAGAAGTTACTCTTTTAGGTTCTATTGGTACTTATTCTGCTCCTGCAACTGTTGTAGCTAATAATCAATTTTCTGTTCCAATGATTCAGGAAAGAACTGATAATTATCAATCTTATGCTGTTAAAGGATATTTACCGGGAACTGTTGGTGGACAAGAAGCACAATCAATGCAGAGAGGAATGGCAACAGATGCTATTATTCAATCCTATGTAACTGGAACTGGTACTGCACAATATAACATTGAAGTATCTTTAGATTCACAACATTGGATCAATGCTGCTACTGTAATACACGCCAACACTACTAATGATACTGGATTTTGTAAAGTTGCTCCTGGTTGGTGTTTTTATCGAGCAAATGTTGCTTCTGTTGGTGCTAATACATTATTGAGTATTATTTCAGGGAATTAATATGGCACTAGTAATTATCAATAATGATGAAGCAGTTGATGGTATTACTATTCTAGATGATGCTAGTATCTTAGGTTCCGGAACTGCAACTGATGGACAAGTATTAACTGCTGATGGTTCTGGTGGTACTGCTTGGGAAACTTCTACCGGAACCGGTTCTTCTACTGCTAATACCATTACCTTTACTTCAACAACTACTATTGTTGCTAATACTGTTCAATCAGCAATTGAAGAATTGAGTGTTGAAAAAGCAGCATTGACTAATATTATTTCAATTTTTAACGGGGGCTTTTAAATTGCCAGCTAATATCAACCCAATTTATCCACTGACTCCTAAAGTTTCTTGGGGTCAAATCGCTACTGCTAATGTCGCTAAAGATGGCACCGGTACTGTTGTTACTGTTTTTACTGCTGGTGCTAATGGTGCTAGAGTAGATTATTTAAAAGTAAGAGCCAAAGGTACTAATGTTGCAACAGTATTACGAATCTTTATCAATAATGGTTCTGATCCTACTGTAGCAGATAATAATGCTCTAGTATTAGAACAAACTATTGCTGCTACTACTAATAGTGAAACTGCATCATTGGCAGATAATTTAATTACTCTTGATATGAGTATCCCAGCCGGTTATAAAATTACTTGTACAATTG